CGGAAAGTTCTTTTCCACATACTCCTTCGTTTCATCAATCATACTCCGACCTTTTGTCGTCACGGTAGATGCGATATTCACACACGGAAGCATTCCCTTCGATGCACCAGTGAACCCATACACAGAGTTCATACTGATTTTGTAAGCTAATTGCTTACCGTTATACATGGCTTTGAGTGCACCAGTAGACGCCGCCATATCCTTCTTCGCTTGCTTTCTGAACTGTTTCAATTCAAGGAGAATGCTCGGTAAAAGTGTCGGCACACCCTGTGCGAACTTACACACTCTCTTTGTAGGAGGCTGCCCCTCAACCTTACTCGGCACAGGAATCTCAAATGTTTCGTATTCCACGCCAGGTACATTTTCGTACTTTGGGTCCATTACGAGACTCGAATAACACAAATTGTGCGCCATCATGATCGAAGGATACAGACCTTCAAAATCTAGAGCTGTAATCGGTTTATAATATGCACCCTTTTGCGCTTCGAGAACAGTCGCACCTTCGTATCCTTGGTCACCCAGTTGACCATACTGAATCGTTGGAACCATGAATCCCATTTCTCGTGCCTTCTTCGTCAATTGACTAAACACCTTGATTTGTTGACCCCGTTCCACGAGATAACACAGGGGTACCCAGGTCGCCTTCGCCATTTCCAGGAGGTTAATCAGGATACACAGTTTAGACAAAAGTCTATGTGGAAGAAGGGTATCCTTAATACAATATTCCGCAACTTCCCGCAATTTTACAGGGTCGCCTTCCTTGTATCGAGCAAACATCTCCTTCGCGGGCATATCAATCTTGTTGTCTCCGAGATACAGTTTAGATACATTATCAAGTTTATATGAATCAAGTTTATATCCCTTCTTTACCTCGTGGAATAGATCAAAAATAAATCGACCAGGCATACTGACAAGTTTCAAGTCATTGTCACCCAAGGCACTCGATGATAATTTTTTAGTTGTTAGTTCACAGTTGTGTCCACGCAATTTACTCAATTGAAAAAACTTGAGGTTACATTTGGTGATGATAGCTCTTTTCATGAGGTATTCAAGATCAAAACCAAAGATGTTCCAACCAGTTATGATGTCAACCTCTTTTTCGTGTAAATAGTCTCTAAATGCTTCGAGCATTTCACGCTCGGTGTCATATGATACTATAGTAGAGCCTTCAAGATTTGGGTCTGTCTTTTTATAACAGAGACAGGTCTTATCATAGGGCTCATCGCTTCCAAATTTACAAAGAGAAATTGCAATTTGAAAACATGCATCACCTTCAATATCGGCATCCGGAAATTTACCAGTTGAGCTGTTACACTCAATATCTACCGACGCAACCACAAATGGGGCTGTTTCTGGATTTTCGATCGGTGTAAGTGTCCTCCAATTTTTGCATTCTAAATCTATGTCTACATGTGCATTATGAGATGAATAACATTCATCACCACTGTCCAACCACCCAGTTGACTGAATCCCAGTTCTATGCATGAGTCGCAACACCGGATCCAAATTGGATTCATACATCTTGAGTTTAATAGTTTCATCTGGTAAAGGGCGTCTCAATCTACCAGTAACCATCCTCCTCGAAGCAAGATTCTTACAAAATAATTGAAGATACGGAAATTGCTCATTATTTTGAAATCCCCAGACATCTTTGCGGTGAATCGTGTTATAACTGGAAAGACAACCAGGACACGCCTTTTCAATTTTGTTGTATATGATTTGCACTCTTTGCTGAGTCACATTTTTCGGAAGCTTCACGAAAAAATAAGGTGTGAATGCAGTAGTGACACACACCGATTTACCTTCTTTTGTTTTACCAAAGATACTGATCAAGTGCTCGTCATCTGTATCTTTCGTCTCCCAGGTGAGTGCTTGAAATACAACCATACTTCGTTATGTACCTAAAATTTTAATATCGTTTAATAATAATTATGTCAGCTGCACTTGTCGATCTTGTTTCAGTGGGGGCTCAGGATGCCTATATAACCGGTGACCCACAAGTGAGCTTCTGGCGCCAAAACTACAAACGACACACTAACTTTGCTATCAAACCAGAGCGCATGGATTACATTGGTACGTTTAATGGCGGAAATGAAATTGTAGTCCCAATTCGTTCCAAGGGTGATCTTTTGAGTTACGTGTGGATTGAAAAAGGTGGTATTAATACACCTGGTGTAAACACCGAAGGTCTTATTTCCACGGATGACACGTCTCTCACTGAATTTAGTTTGCATATAGGTGGCCAAGAAGTATGCCGGATGGACTCTCTCTATGTTCAGGGTATTCACAATGTGATGCTTAGAGATAGCCAAGCTAAATCGACTTTTACAGTCACTACATCTGAAATTTCCGACAACGCAAAGGGTGTCAGTGGTTCAAAGTCCGATTATTACATAATCCCATTCTTCTTCAGCGAAGATTGGACAAAGTCGCTCCCACTCGTGGCGTTGCAGTACCACGATGTCGAATTGAGAATAAAGTGTAGAAGCAAACTCCAGAATTTGGGTGCGACCCCAAAAATTTATGGTATGTATGCGTATTTAGATACCGCTGAACGCGAGCATTTTACAACTCAAGACCATGAACTCCTTATAACCCAGATTCAATACCAACCAGTCACCAAAACTGATACGTCCATTGATCTTACATATTTCAACCACCCAATCAAATCTCTCCACTTGACCACATCAAATGTATCCGGTACAGGGTGGTCAAATGATTACAGCTTTGATAAAGCATCCCTTTACATCAACGGTTTGGCCCTCTTCGAAAATATGTCCAACACGTTCCACCACAATGTTGTTCACGAAATGCACACGACGACTGTTGCGCCATCCACACTCGATGCACTCCCAGTGTTCTCGTGGCCTTTCTGTCTCACTATGAATCGCGCACAACCAAGTGGAAGCCTTAACTTCTCTCGAATTGATAACGCTAAACTGACTATCCAATCTCCTAAGTCTGATGCGAGAGACGGTTTGTACAGAGTTTATGGTGTAAACTACAATATTTTACGCATAAAAGATGGTATGGCTGGAATTGCATTCTCGAACTAATTTCCAGAAGAACCAAACCCGCGTTCTCCGCGTTGTGTCTGTTTTAATTCTTCAACCTCTTCTATGAGCGGCGTTTCACATCGCTCTAAAATCATTTGGGCAATACGATTCCCCTTTTTAATGACGAACGGTTCACTCCCGTGATTAAATAGGATAACTTTCAATTCACCCGTAAAATCGGGATCAATAACTCCGGCTCCTGTTTGTATACCATGTTTGAGTGTAAGACCGGAACGTGGTGCGATTCGACCATATACACCGCGTGGTAAACACGCACACACACCGGTACTCACGAAAGCCCGTTCCATAGGCGGAACCATTATTTCTTCCATACTATATAAATCGTACCCCACCGAACCAGGTGAAGTCCTCGTCGGTATGATAGCATCCGGGTATAGCTTCTTAATTTGAAGACTCATGAATTACATTCGATACAATTCTTTATGTGTATATATAAATGCTCCCACTCATCATAGCACTCGGCGCAGCCGCCATTGCATACACATTCACAGGAGAAAACCTTGTTTCGGCAGAAGAAGCTAAAAAAATGATAAAGAGTGGTAAAATAAAGAAAGTCATTGACGTTCGAACTATAACGGAATACAGGCTAGGACACTATAGGGGTGCAATTCATTTACCAGTGAATAAAATGAACTCTAAAACAACATCGGAACTCCCAAAGAAGGGTTTACTCGTCTACTGCAACACTGGTCAAAGAGCCAGAATTGCGGCAGAGAAATTGATTGATCTTGGTTTCCAGGACGTATATTACATTGCAGGTCATTACTCATCTATACAATAAATACCGCGTTATTATAAGTTATGGGTATCACAATTGGTATCATTATCTTTATGGTGTTAATACCAGTCATAATAGTCGCAGCTACACGTATCATGCACCAAAGGTGTGAAGGTCAAGACTAAACACAGTTTAATGAAATGAAGTATGCTACATATGTTACTATATACGTTATAGATACAGCAAACATACAAACATCCCCGAATAAAATAGAATATGCGAGTGTGATCGAACAATATAAAGTGTGTAATAATATGAGCATTTGAACATATTCACCATTAGATGTACTTAACACACCTACAGAAAAGGATAAACTTGTCACTGGTACTACAGGAAATTCAAATGTACCAGCAAATGCTAATATAGTCATAAATTGACATACAAATAGAAATTGTATGAAACTCCATACCCTCTCATTCCACACTTTAGATGGTGTAATTTCTACTACCGTTACATCCTCTTCGTACCTATGTGCCAAACATATAGATTTATCTGGATTGTGTACCGCCTTCCATATGTTTACCATATATACTAATAAAGTTACATCTTTAAATTTCCCAAAAGGTAGATGAACTTCTAAAATGGTGACGTATTGCATCCGCTGCTATTACATAGCGCGTTATACCAGATGTTGGATCCCATTTAGGAGGGCAGTGTACATCAAGTGGTGAAAACATGTGCCATACAAACGGAGTTGGATCACCTATAATTTCTTTACTACCCTTCTTGAACATAGTTCCTTCTTCGAATCTATCCAAGTACATTACACCGCAATCTGAAGCCATACCATCTTTTCTATATTCACCATGCGCGTGCCATCCAGGGTAGTTTGGATTTTCTATGCCAGGTCTCTGAATATATGCCCAAGATATCACTTTATCCGGCTTTTTACTACACGCCTCAATGAATGATTCCTTTACAACTTGCCAATGTTTACCTGTATTTTCGAATAATTTTGGCAATGTTTGTATTCCAGCGGCATTCGGCCACTGTCCATATTCAGATAAAGTTTTTTCTATATCATTAATCAAGTCATCCTTGTATTTGGTGATTACATTTTTAAAGTCTGTATCTACCATTTATAGATTAAATAAACATCTAACTTTTAACTAGGAACGCAGTCTCTTTAATCGCTCTAATTCCTTATTTGGAAACACGGTGAGTTGTGTGACAGGTCCATCTAAGTATACTTGTCCATGATTCTTAATTCTGTCACATTTTAATACCTGATTTACACGTACTATATTCACGCGCGCTACTCTCGACTTTGCCAATTTACTGTGATACACTGCAAGCGCTGCGGCATCCCTTTTAGTTTCACGGGGCAATATAGTATCTTCGCAACACACTACCACATGTGAACCAGCTTCTCCGTCTACGTGTATCCACCACTCATTTGGAAAACTCGATTGTGTGAGCGCATCATTTTCTTTTGCATTCTCACCCACCTTTATCGTTATTCCGTCAAGAGACGTATACGACCGCATACATAGATTATAACATTTATCTTTATACATAATAATGATTACTCGAAAGAGAGGCGTCTATTACAAGGATGGCGTGAAATTAGCAGATCCGGAACAGAGTCGATGTCAGAAATTGGGTATACCGCCTGCATACACAAATGTCAAAGTGTATCCAAAACACGCAAAGCTACAGGCAACGGCGATGGATGGACAAGGCAAAACGCATTATTATTACCACGAGAAATACCTAGATGCACAAAGGAAGAAGCGTAAAGAGAGAGCAACAGATATTAATTTCTCTAAAATAAAATCATCAACGACTCGTATATTGTCTCAAAATGGACATCCATCATGGGATGACGCACTTGCACTTCGCATGATATCAAGTGGATATCTTCGTTCGGGTGTCGCCGAACGTGATACAGGTGCACTAGGGGC